AATGAAAAACCCCGTCCGGAAAGGAACGGGGTTTTAAGAAAAATGGTACGCGGTAGAATTGTATTATTGTTTATAGTAAGTTATTTATGGTTTATTTACATAATTTTTTACACAAATAGCATTATAGTCTGCCCAGTAAACGGTGCATATTTTGATGGCGTATTTTGTTGCGGTGTTGGTAGCGGACTATCCATTCCGAGCCGTAGGCTGATGCCAACGGAATCAGGTCAGAAAGGTATCCTATGGCATGTTCTATCCAGAGTGTTTGATTGCCTATTTCCCATGCAAAGAAAACTAGGTTTGATGTCCAGAGGCAGACGCCATTAGGAGTCATGGCTTTTTGTATATCGTCGTGGAGCAGTTTTTCTGGAGTAATGGAAAGACCTGCTATTTGGCAGTATTCAGTGTAATAAAGGAGGGTTTCTGTTCTGGCGTCGTAGTCATTCATTTTATTTGTTTTTATTGACTTTAGAAAGAATTTTTAGTCTTTTGAAGACATGAGCAATGATGAGTTGACGTTTGAGTATAGGGATGAGTTTAAGAGGCGAGCAGTTGCTGAAAAAATAATTAATTTACTGATGGATGATCAGTTTTCTCCAATGGTGCTTGATGGTGATTGGGGAGTCGGGAAAACGGAGTTTTGTCATAAACTGATTAATTTGATCAGGGCTGATCAGAATAAAGAAGATGAGGCGAATAAGAATATTCCAAGGTGTCAATGTCTGTACATTGATGCGTTTGCGGAAGATCATGGGGATGATCCGTTATTGATGTTGCTTGGCAATATTGCACGTTTTATAAAGGATAAAGAGGGAAACGGGGATACATCTGAGCGTTATCAAAAGTGGAAAAATGCCAGTATAGCTTTAGCAAAGAGTTGCTTTAAGATAGGAGCAAAAGCTGCTATTGGTGTGCTTTTGAGGCAGAACGCAGATAGCATTGGAGACGAGTTATCGGATGCTATTAAGAAGTCTGCGGAAGAGGGGGTAGATGCTATAGTGAATGCTTTTTTACAGCAGTATGAAGAATCTAATAGCAATATTGAAACGTTGAAGAGTATTCTTGCTGAACTTGCTAGGGATGAGAGGATGATTATTGTTGTTGACGAGTTGGATCGTTGCCGTCCGGATTTTTCCATTACCCTATTAGAGAAGATTAAACATGTGTTTGAGGTTCCTAACGTAAGTTTCTTATTGGTTGCAAATATGAACCAATTAAGTGCAGCTATTTCTCATGTTTATGGAAATGGATCAGATATATCGAGATATGTAGATAAATTTATAAAGATAGTTGTGTCTTTGCCTGTATATGACGGGGAGTTAACTCTAGCGAATCAATATTTTAGTGAATTGTTAGCTAAGCAAAAAATTCCAAATATATTTAATTCCTCTGCTCTTGTTTTTATTGAACATATTTTAGAAAATAATTCACATTCTTTAAGAGATGTTGAGCATTTTGTTCGCTATTGTGATGTATTAAAAATGTTTAATATAAGTGATCGAATGTCTCGTGATTATTTATATATGCAGACTTTATCAGTTGTAGCTGTTTACTGTTACTGTTTTAATAGAGATTTTATTAAAACATGTAGTGTTTCTAATATCGATGTTGAATTTTTAGTTAATTTATTTAAATTGGAAAATGTTGAGAAAAATTCTCATTTGTATGATATTAGAAATATAATAGAATGCTTGGATCCTACTATTGATCCGGAAACTGGTATTGGTAGTAGAAATTTTCCGATTGATAAAAGTCTTATAGTTAATCCACGTATTGATAATAGTTTTAATAAAGTACGTATGAAGTTTATAGATTTTATTATGAATTTGAGCCTTGTTAAAAGGTAGATTTCTTCGCAGCATAATCAATCGTCAATCTGTTCCTGTTCTATTTCATTAGAGCGAAAGGCTTTGCATTCTGGTGGTGCCGCTCTGTTTTTCTATAATCAAAAAGCTTTCTGTTCAGGCGTCAGCTTCATATACCCTCCTTCCCTTGTGCAAATGCCATTTCATCAATCTGTGTGGAACCTGTCATCAGCTCGCTCAGGCAAACCAGTTTATACCCGGCATTCCTGACCGATTCGGAGCCGTTGATCAGATCCTCCATCTTCTTCCGGGTGCTGGCCCCAAGCAGAAGTGACTTTCCCCAGCAATCCACAATCAGCGCATAAACCGGAACTGCCGTTGTTTTCAATTTGGTAAACCTTGCCAGCCTCTTCCTCCATCTTCGGGACTGCCGGGATAACTCCACGGCTTCATCCAGAGACTTAGGCACGTGCTTTTCAATCTCATTCACGCGACTCCAAAGCATGCTCAGCAGGCGCCGCTTGCGTAAGATGTAACTCTTCCGGACAACCGTCTTCGGTGCCGCCGTTTTCCTTCTTACGGACTTTTTCTTCTTTATCGTTCCAGACTTCATGATTGATCAGACGTTTAATCCTCAGGCAACGGATATTCCGGAAACATGATTATTTCCCCTTCTCTCAGTTTTTCACCAAGGGACTTAGCTTCCTTTTCGAGTGCTTTTATTTGTTCGCGGATATGCTCTTCCGTCACGCAGGCTTCTCTGATCAGTAAATCCAAGGCATCCCCGAATGGCATATGGCGCAAAGCCACATAAGAGACTATCCTACACTTGCCGATAATTGCCCACTCCCCGTCCTTGCCGGATTCATAAAGCCACAGCGTGACGTGTTCTCCGTGGGGGATGCGTGGCTTATTTTTACGCAGCTCCCATGTCTTTTGCCCGTCCATGATAAAACCGGAGAAAGGCCGACTGACGGATAAGAGGATGTTAATCATTGCTCCCTCCTTTCTCAATCAAGGCTTTAAGTTCATCAGAACAACGGAGGCGTGAAATATTGTTCACCGTGCAAATAAGGTGCTGCGCCCACCGGGCATGCCGTTTCGTGGGGTACTCCATGCGATAGCGGGCGATAAGCCCTTTGTGGTGGACAATCGCGGCCTGCACTTCGTATTTCCCATCGTCGGTTTTCTTCATGGGGCAAACCTGCTGGACGATGATGTGAGGGTTCCGTTTCATTATTCGTCCCCTCCTTCCGTTTTAAGTTCCCACGGCCATTGATCCACGTCATCCGGCGTGGCTGTTTCTATATTCCCATAGCAATTCTCAAGATAGATTTTACAGCGGGTGGTATCTTTGCCAATGACGGTTAAAATATCGTCCTCAAAATCCAACTTGATATTGTCTCCCTGATTTACTCGCATAAATAGTGGGAACAGGGATATAAATTCTTCGGCGGCCTCCCATGCTTCTTCCGGATACGCTTTGAACGTAGTCCATTCACATTCGGGACAGCCTACGGTTCCTGCCATTTCGTATGAAAGGTCTTCGAATTGTTTTAGAGGCGTTCCGCACAGTGGGCATTTAAGCGTTTTCATTTAATATCTCCGTTAATTGTTAAAACCTTGAACTTAATCACCCATACCCACGGATTCATTTTAGCTGATCCGGTTCCTTTAATTTTATCCCACAGGGAAAAGAAAGACATCCGGGCAAAAGCCAATCCATTGGATTTCCCTGAATAATCCTTCCATAAGTGGGCATCAGTCATTTCGTCGTGCCAGACGCTTTCAATGCCCTCCATTTGGGCATCCTGCGGTGTAATGTCTAACAGCCGCTCAATTCTTACTTCCGTCACTTCCAGTAAAATCCGGGCGGCCCGACGCGGCATGTGAATACTGGGTTTCCATGGTGACGCATTCGAGCCATCTTTGTTAATTTTGATGCCTCCGTCGTCGTCCAAGACATTTACATAACCTTGGTGAGTGGCGGCGTAGCAATATTTTCCGGTGGGCTGGAATTGATCATTGTACACCTCGAAAAAAGTTTCTTTCACCCACAGTCGATCACCCGCTTTCCCATAGGGGCATCTTACCCATGTATTAAAATCATCATCCGGGAATTCCCCGTCTTCGTCGTTGGAGATAGCTAGCCACCAGCCGGGACTTTCTTCTATGAATTCCTGAATCTCCCAGCCTTTTTCTTCCAGAAATTTCGGGAAATCATTAAACCGGTTCAGGCCGTGCGTGCGGCGCGTCTGGTTCTTGTACTGGCCGGGCATGCTGTATTCCTGCAATAGCGCGCGGATCATGTCCCCGCTGAACAGGATGGGCCGTTCTTTCACATTGTTATTCATGGTTTAGAAAGGTGTGGTCTGGTTTTTATAATTCATAATGGCTGTAATAGTGGTTTCTCCGGAGGGCGTGAGAGTGTAGTGGGCGTTGTATGGCCAGATAGTTTTTCTATGACGGATGATGAGATTTTTTTTAAGGAGATTGAAAATGTTCCTTTGAATGCTTTTAAGATTCAGGTGCAGGGAATCCGATATTTGCTGAGTGGTGTTTATTCCAATGGCTATAGCGGCCAACGTAATAGTTTCTCCGTGAGTAAGGATAGGGTTGGTATTGATATTTTTTGTGATGGTTAAATAGGCTTGAAAAATGTTCATTGTACACGGCATTAAAGGTTGAAAATAAATGATAAAAGTTGTATCGCCGTGATGACATAAGCACTACAGCATAATATCCAGAGCCAGAGCGGCCAGAAACCTTCCTGAAACAGGACTTTTTCCATAGAATTTAATTCCTGTCTGGCTTCTCCGGGGGACATGGTGACGGAGGTTCCTTTGATAGCATGCCGTTTTCGGATGCCGAATTTGACAGCGACGCGGCAACAGCTTCTAATACCGTCGTCAAAAATCCATAGGCGGCTCAAGCGGAGTTTGCAGGGGTGTATGTAGTATCTCATTTTTCCAGTTGTTTAGTGCGGGTTTATTTCGTCAAAAAATTGTTTAAGTTCTTCGGGGGTAACGGGAACGTCCGTTTCCTGTGGAGGAGGGATGGCAAGGTTGCGTTGTGGCGGCGGCGCGTTGGCCGGGGAAATTTTTGGTTTCCAGCGCGTGTCTTTCGCCCATAATTCCGCCTTGGTCAGCACGTCAATGATGTCTTCATAGAATTTAAGCCGGGATGCCGGACAGTAGTATTTATTGTTGTGGCTGTCTCTGGTCTGGCCGCGTTTGTAATATCCGTTATAGTAAGCTTTCAGTAGTTGCCAGTCCCGGTCTCCGCATGTGATCGTTTGCTGGTAAGCCTGTATGGCGGCGGCGTATTCTTTTTGGTTGAGGTCTTTGTTTTGCCAAGCATCCATAACGCAGGTGTTCCGCAGAAAGGCCCAGAATGCGAGCGGCGGCGTTTTGTTTTCCGATTTTCCGGACGGGGACGGGGGATGATTGTTTTCCGGACGGGGGGAAGGTTGCACGCCGGTATTGTTGGCCAGAGTTTGACGCTTTTTGTTGAGTATGGCTTGTTTGTCGTGGGGATAGCCGTAAATATGCAGGTCTTCCCCGACCATATTCCAAAGGGTGGATTTTTTTCGGAGAGTGGCAGGATCTACGTTCAGCGTTTTCCGGATTTCAGCAGGTTTCCAAGATGCGAAATTTTTAATGATTCCGTTGTTTTCCTGACTGGTGCAATATTGCAAAAGGGTTATCCAGATTCCGCGCTGGGAGAGCCGTGCAGACTTAAATTCCCGGCTCTGGGTGTGATGGTGCTGGACGGGCGAGTAGTTCACATGGAAAATTCGTTATTAGCTGATTCCGTGATGGTTGCGTCCAGATAGCACGCCAGAATAAACAGCAAGTCTTTACCGCGCTGGGTAAGGTGAACACTACCGTCTGTTTGCTGTGCAATTCCTACATTGATCAGGTGGGCGTAAAGCATACTTCCAAATACGGGGTCTTCCTGATGCACTTCGGAATCAGCAAGGGAAGCGTAGTGCGTCAGTTGCTCCAATGTATGAACAAGACGTTTCCGGAGTTCCGTTTCCGGCAAAGAAAGCAGGTGCCGGCTGTATTTGGTGTCCAGATTGAGGATAAGGCGTTGGTTTGCATTCATAATTCCTCTGATTCATGGATTATTTTTTTGATGTAAGAACGGCTCCAGAAGCGTTTTCCGCGCTGGTCGTAAGAGTTGTTTTTAACAAGGCGGGAACATTGGGGATGGCGTTTGCGCTGGTTGTAAAGCCATTGCTTGGAACACCCGAATTCATGGGTGATTTGATCCGTAGAAATGTAGTCATCCGGCGTTGTCACCGGGGCAGGGGAAGGATTGGCTCGGAAGATGCCGGTTGCGCCCATGACGGCGAACTTGTCCCAGAGTTTTTCTGTGACGAGTTCTGCTAGGGTGTTGAGTTCTTCCGGCGTCATAAATGGCAGGGCAGTTAAAAAATAAGGTTACTAAAACCTGCGATTATTTTTTATCGCCTGTTCCAGATTTAGCCGATATTCTAGGTTACTAAAACCTTGTTCGATAAAAAAACAAATTTGTGCGCTTTTCGAGCGATGTTCTTTTTCAGCTAATGCTTTCAGTTTGAAAAAAATATCATTGTTTAGTTTTACGGTAATCGACTTTTTTTCCTGATCGAGCGTTTCTAATTTCTGAGGCGATTTGTTCATAGTCTTCTGGTGTTAATTCAATATCACGGACGGCTTGTTCAACAAGGATTTCAAGCAGGCGAGACATGCTGATACCTTCACGCGCCGCCAAACGTTTAACTTGGTAGTAGCGTTCACGTGAGATATATACAGCAAGACTTCGCTTTCTTGGATCGTGTTGGTTTGGCATCTGCTGGTTACTATAACCTGTAATCATTTGTCGTCAATTCGATTTTTGTAAAAAGATGATTTTAGAATATTTTTTCTTATTTTAAAAGTCCAACCACGGACGGGTGAGGGTTTCCAAGGGTGTTTGCGGGTGTGCTTGAACGTATGCTGTGACAGTTTCCTCATTGATGAGTCTGACGGTATTGTTGTCAATGAGTTGCAGACGGGAAAATCCTTCTTTTTCCGCGTCTTCCGGTTTGTAAAAGCGTCTGTGATCCTGACCGTCTATATAGCTGATGATGTGATCATAAAATTGCTGGCCGGGTAGCATGTAGCGTTTTTTCCCTTCAAAATGGAAAGCTTTGACCGGAGGGGCAATACCGGCACTCTGCTTAGTGAGTTGGATGTGGTTATCTCTACAGGCTTGGTATGCAGCTTTGCTAAGCCAAGGAGTGTAATAGAGTTCCCATGTGTGGGAGAGGCCATGAATGGGGGCGTTTGGTGCAAATTTCCAGTCGAATGCTATATGTCCAAGGTATTTTTGGATTTGATGGTTTTGAATATTTTCGTTGAAGCATTTACATTGGATGAGTCGGATGTGTCCATTTTTTATGGCGATGAGGTCTATTCCTTTATCCTGTAGACTGGAAGTTGCTCCTCGGTAGAAAACGATATATCCTTTTGTCTCTAACTGGTAGCCGATGTATTGTTCATAGGCTAGACCTTGTTGTGTTTGTTTTTCTTCTAGATATTGATTGAAATGGGCTAAAGAGTTTTGGCAGTCCTGCTTTAATTGACTGATGAGATCATTTTCCGGGGTGCGTAAGAGGATTCCTGTTGGGGTAAGCGGGGGTGAGGTGTCTTTTTTCCTTTCTAAATCTTCCTGCAGCTTTTTTTTCATATTGGTAATAGATGACGTTTCTGGCTTTGGTTTGAACCAGTTGCGGATGAGGTAAATCAAGGCGAGGGAGCCAATGACGATACAGGCGGTTTTTATGGCAATGGTTTCATTGGAGACACGAAGCTCATCCCTTTCCTTTTGTTTTTTGATGGCGTATTGTCTGCGTTTTTCCCGGAAAACTTCCGGGCAGTAGATTTTTTCCCCCTCCGCGGTAGTGTAGAAACCGTTCCAGTCAACGTCGTTCGGGCCGATATCAGAGGTGTTGTTAGAGAAAGTTTTTTCAGCAAATGATGAGAGACAAGAGATGAGTAGCGTGAGAATAATGGAGCGGAATAACATGAACAGGTTTATAATAGTGGTGAGGGTAACAATGTCAAATGTTGTGACTTTTTCTATGTAGATTTTGTTCTAACAAATATTATATTGTTTTAATCATTTTATCTTAATATTTTATGTTTTTGATGATTTTTTCATCAATAAATTTGTACTTGAATTTGCCTAAAGCTGGTATATGGATATAAATATATGAAAGATAATATTTTTATTAGTTGGAGCGGAGAGTTAAGCTACCAGTTAGCAGAAATAATGAGAAAGGTTCTTCCTTGGTTTTTACAAAATATTTCTCCTTATTTTACTCCAAGAGACATTGATAAAGGGGATCGTTGGGAATCTGCTATTTCCACTCATCTTGAAAATGCAGAAATAGGATTAATTTGTTTGACCCCTTATAATTTGAGTAATGAATGGATTTTATTTGAAGCGGGAGCCTTATCAAAATCTAAAAATAATGCAAGAGTTTGCGTGCTTCTTTTTAATATAGCTCCGAGCGATGTACAAGGGCCTTTATCAAATTTTCAGGCGACTAAATTTGAAAAGGAAGATTTTAGAAAACTTCTGTTAGATATTAATGAAAAGCAGGGAGAAAATGGAAGAGATACAGAAACATTGAATGAAATATTTGAAAATCAATGGCCTAAAGTTCAAAAAATGATTGAAGGTATTCTTTCTTCGTCTGATGATAAGGATAAGAAAGCTAAAAAACGTTCTCAGTCAGATATTTTAGAAGAAGTTTTAGAAAATATTCGAAATTTGTCTAGAATAGTAAAACCTGCTGAGGAAAATATTTCCATTAATCCATTGATAAGCAGTAATGAGAGTTCCGGAACGAGTAGAATGGCTTTTCAAGAGATCGTGGATCGTATCATCAGTCTGTATTATTCTTATAAGTATGGTTCAGAATGTTTGGATTTTGAATCATTAGGGCAGGCGATTCGTCGTTTAGGAATAGAACTTAACAGACCTGACCTCTATGGTAAGTTTTTAAAAGTCTTGAGAGAAGAACAAAAAGAAAATCTGCATTCAGAAGATCTCATTTGTGATTAGTTCTTTCAGGACATTCATTGCGAAAGGGCGGTTGCTTCGGCGGCCGTCCTTTTTTCGTTTTCAAATGGTATGACAAAATATTTTATCTTTTCAGGTTGGCGGGAGTGAAGGCCCTGAGGGGGCTTTGCGAGTGCCAAGCAGGCACGGAAACGGGCAAGGCGCGGCAATAGTTTTTTGAGCGTTTTTTCAATGGATTTTCGCCGGGTTTCTGACGGATTTCTTTATGCTGTGTTTTTCCTGTTTGTTGTTTTTGAGTTTGTTATCATTTCCGGAATGCTCCGATATCAGGATTTATCCATTTATATTTTCCAATAGGAGAGTTTTTAGACGTTTGTAACGTGGTTGGCGTAAGTATGAGCCAACTGGATTTGATGCTCTCTCTTCTGTTTTTTTGAATGATTCCGGAGCCGGAACCATCATTTGGGGACTATTTTTTTCTTGCCGCCCTGTGCTAAAGGTTCCCGCATGGAAATGTTGTTGCGAGCATTACGCGGTTTTTTCAGGCGTGTTCATTTATCCGCGCTGACTCAGGGGCAATTAACGGTCATGGTTGCTTTGGCAGACCGGGAACAGACATGCATGGAAGTTGCGTTAGAAACAGGTTTTGACCGGGAATATACGAGGCAGGTTCTTCAACGCCTGAGACAACAGGATGATGTAATTTTGCGGCCTTACCGGTCATCCGGTCATGGTCAGGTGGAATATATTTATACTTTGACAGAGAAAGGTTCTGATGCCCTGAAACAATGTCTTGGAGAGTTTGAGGGATTGATGGCTTGCCTTGCCTTGAGGGATGACGGGGGGATACGAGAAGAAGAGAATACCAAGTCCGGGAAGAATGAGGCTTTGCAAGATTTGATGTAAGTTATTGGAATGTAATTTGTTGTTAGGAAATGTTAAGTGAGCGTGATCATATTTTTTGCGAGAAAGTGGCCTCCGGATTGATGGCGTATCAGGCTTATATTGAGGCCGGTTTTTGTTGCACCAGCAACGAATCCGCGCAGGCGGCGGCTTCCCGGAAAATGAAAGAGCCGGGAATCAAGGAAGAAATCAGGAAAATCCGTGAGCGTCTTTGTGATGAAAATTGCCTGACGTTGAAAGAAAAGAGGCTCAAGCTCGCGGAAATTGCACGCGGAAAAGCGTTGTTTTCCGGTGATGAATTTTTGTTTGAGGTTCCGCCTTCCCATGCCGAGCGGATGAAGGCGATTGATTTGGATAACAAGATGACGGGTGATTATGCTCCGGAAAAGCAGGATGTGAGCATTCAAGGGCTGTTCTTTGAAGATTTGTTTGATTATGGAGAGGGAAGAGAAACAGTATCAGGAGGTTCTGAATTATTGGAAGGAAAGGCTGAATAACCGGCTTTGGCGGCTGGAACATCTGTATTGGATCAAGAATGTTGACGGCATTGTTATTCCTTTCCGACCAAATGAAGTACAGCGGAAGTTTCTGGAAAGGCAACATGGACGCAATGCTATTTTGAAGGCCCGCCAGTTGGGCCTTTCTACGCTGGTAGGCGTGTTGATGGCGGATTTTGTATTCTGGAATGGGAATAAGACTGCGGCAATTATTGATTGGAGGTTGCCGGAGGGTCAGAAAAAACTTCTTGGAGTGCGTTTTCAATGGGAACATCTGGATTATGTGCCGGAAGGGGCTGAGCGTGAACGGCGCATTATTGCGTGGCTGATGCGCGAGAAGAAGAGGCGTTTGGGAACGGTCAAGAAGGATGGGACTATTGTTCCTGTGACAGCTACGGCTAATAAGCTGGCGTTCCGGAACGGGTCTGTGATTTACACGGATAATACATTTCGCGGAGGCACAACGCAGTTCATGCACGTTTCCGAACTGGCTAAAATGGCCAAGCGGTTCCCGGACAGGGCAAGGGAAGTGGTAAACGGCGGGTTTGAATCCGTACCGACCAACGGAACAATTATCGTGGAAAGCACGCATGAAGGAGGCAGGAGCGGCGTGAATTATAATTTGATGAAGAATGCCATGTCAAAATCGGGGAAGCCTCTTCTCCCGGTGGACTGGCGGTTTTTCTTTTTTCCGTGGTACGAGGAAAGCCGTTATCAACTGGACGTGCCGGAAGGGTATGTATTCCGGGATGAGACCATTGAATATTTCAACCGGATGAAAGAGGTTTATGGCGTGGATGTGCCGGAATCCGCGCGGTTGTGGTGGGAATGGAAGAACGGGCAATCTGATTTCAATATGGGGGAAGAGTATCCTACTGTGCCGGATGAGGCTTTTGACGCTATTGGGGACGATGCTATTTATTGCGCTCAATTCCGGAAGTTGCGCCGTGATAACCGTATTGGGTGCCGGTTTGTGGTGCATTCCTATGCTCCGGTTTATTGTTCCTGGGATATTGGCGTTGCCGACCATATGGCAACAGTGTTTTTCCAGAAGGTGGGAGGGGAAACCCGCATTATTGGAGGGATTCAGGCCAAGAAGTCATGCGTGCTGGATATGCTGGCAAGGGTCAGGGAGTTTGAGCAGGCTCATGGGTTTAAGGTGTTTCGCCATTTGCTTCCCCATGACGGCGGGCATCATTCCACTAATGACCGGAAGACGAATCAACAGACTTTGGAAGAGAACGGATGCCGGGATGTCAGGCTGGTGCCGAAGACGGGAAGCGTCTGGTTGTCCATTGGCGAAGTGCGTTCTTTTCTTCCTTCCACGGTCTGGCATGAACGATGCGGCGAAAGGATTGAAGACGGCAGTGAGGAAGGGCTTCCGGGATTGCTGGATTGTATGGAGAACTACCATGTGGATCAGAACGGGAAGATTGACCATGATGATTGTTCCCATTTTGCGGACGCTTTCCGGATGTTTATTGAGGCGGCCTGTCACGGATTGATTGAGGGGTTTGAAAGTTCCGTCGTTGGCATGGAATGCCTGGGAACAGCGTCCTGTTACGATACCGGCGTTGCGGATATGCCCTGATAAGGGTGGGACATTTTGCGGTGGGTGTATCATCATCAGGATGCTTTTTGCGGCATTTCTTTTGCATAATGCCGCGTATGGGAAAGTTTCTTAGTCCAAAAGCGGCTCCGGTCCCTCAGCAAAAAGAGGTGGTCAAGGAACCGGAAATCATTGATACGAGCGAGACGGCAGAAAATACCGTCAAGGCCCGTGCCCGGAAGCGTTATGGATTTGATAAGACTTTTACGGCGAAAGGGACTGGCAGTTCTGTTTTTGGTCAGTCTTCCGGGGCCAGTTACCGGAAGACGCTGGGTTAATCAGTTCAGGGGTTGAGTTATGGACGGAGAAGAAGTCGTTTCTTTGTATAGCAGTTTGGAGAAGGAAAAGCAGGATGCGGCAAGCTGGGCCTCAGAGTTGAAGAAGTTTGTTTATCCTTTTTCCCCTACCGGGTTACCCAGCAGTTTTTCCTTTCTGGGCGTTGGTTTGAAAAACCTGCATGATTCCACGGCGGTGCGGGCCAATCAGCGGCTGGCGGCGGCGCATCAGAGTTTTTTAAGCGATCCCGGAAAGCTCTGGTTCAGTTTTGAACCTTCCGCCGCTCTTGGGTCAACGATACAGAAGAGCGGCCCGGTGAAGAAGTGGCTGAGAGACTGCGCGGAAAGAACGTATCAGGCATTGGCCGAAAGCAATTTTTATACGGTCAATCATCAGGCGTTGCTGGACAGATGCGGGTTTGGCACAGGTAGCTATTACGGAGGCATCAGCAATGATAACAGGCTGATGTTTTCCTATGTTCCTTTTGATTCTTTCGTGTTTTCGGAAGATGAACAGGGCATGCCGAATTTATTGATACGCAGGTTTGAATGGAATGCCGTCCAGGCGGCCCGCTGGCTTGGCGACGCAAAGAAGCTGAACAGAGCAATGAAGGATGCCTATGAGGATGAAACAGAGCGCGTCAAAAAGAAATTTACTATTCTCCATGCCGTAGGAAGAAAGGAAAAGTACGATCCATTAACAGAGAAAGAATATTTTTCCTTTTACATAGAGAAAGGGAGCAAGGATGTTTTGGAAGAGGGCGAGTTTGGCGAATTTCCTTATATGGTTTCCCGTTTTTTGAAATGGGTTGGTCCGTGGGGATTGGCCCCGGCCCGGCTGTGCTGGTCTAATATCCTGTCTTTGCAGTACAGCCGGAGGATTACCCGGACGCTGGGAGAACTGAAGGCTTTTCCCCGTCTTAAGATTACGAAAGATCTTGTGGGCCGCGTGAGTTTGAGGCCGGGCGGCTGGACTGTCGTCAGTGCTGCGGATGCTGGTTTCCCGTCTGAGTGGGGTACCGTGGGCGATTATCGGGAAGTGATGAATGAAATGGAAATGGATCGTCAGGAAGTGCGGTCTGCTTTTTATCTGGATATGCTGGATTTGTTCGGCGCGCAGACAGGGCAAATGACTGCGACGGAGGTGAATGCCCGACTGGAAGAAAGGCTGTTGGCGTTCAGCCCGACGTTCTGCCAACACCTGAATGATTTCCGGCCTATGATGCTGAGGATTTTCCGCCTGATGCTGGATGCAGGGTTGTTTGATCCGAATGTACCTTCGGAGTTGATGATACCTAACGGACTGGGAGGGAAGGAATTTAATCCCAAGGCTTTGCCGGATGTCGTTTACAATTCCAAGTTTGCCCAGTTGATGAAGCAGGTTCAGCTTTCCGGGCTGGTCGGGTCTCAGGAGACTATCTCCAATATGGCCAAGTTTGACCCCGGCGTGATTGCCCGTTTTGATTTTGATTTTGCGGCTCAGGAGGTTGCACGCGGCATGGGTGTTCCGGAAGGTTTCATCAGGAATGATACAGAAAAGAAAGAGGCTTTGAGGGAAATGCAGGATAGGATGATGATGGAGCAATCTTCTGCCGGAGAGGGATAATAACTAAGCAACAGTATATGACAATGGATGATCCTTTTGAATTTGACGAAGATAAGGAATTAGAAAAGCAGAAGAGGTTGCTATGTGATGCTTTTGGGAAGCTGGACAAGGCTTCCATGAAGGCTTTGGAAGAGTGGTTCCGGGGTGAATTCGGCATTCATCAGGCGGCTTTCCGCGTTTTTAACGGCGAATGGAATCCGCTGGATGCTATGAGACAAGACGCATTCCGGCTGGTCTGGAACAGCATGGCCGTGAGCTGGAAGAAAGTCCACGAACCGGGCAATACAGAGGAAGTATCATATTTTAACGATTAATAATCAATTTTTTCTATGAGCGAAAAACAAGAAAACAATAATGACGGGGATGTGCCTGTACAGCCGATTCTGGGGAATGACGGTCATTCTCATGCACCTTCAACACAGGGAACCGATACGCCTGCGCCTTCGGCTCCCTCCGGTGGTATTGCTCCCCCTCCGGTTCAGGGAACCGGCGATTTAACGCCTCCTGCCGGTGGCGATGCTTTTCCGGATTTGGCGGATTACGCTACCGGGCTGTTTGAGGGGGTGGAGCCTGAGAGTCTGGATTACAAGCTTTTTGAACGCGCCCGCGTGGCGGCTCATAAGGCGGGGATTCCTCAGGATGCCTTGTCTTCCGTGATGGGGGATGTGCGAACGTTTATCAACGAAACAGAAGCGCAGATTGAACAGGCGCGGTTAGATGCCTGTGATGAGCAGTTAAAGCAGTTGCAACAGACTTACGGTAGCAAGTTTAAGGCTGTGATGGAGGCATGCAATAACACGCTCAACAATCTGGCCGTTGAATTTGGAGTAGATGCCCATGTGTTCGACCTCCCGGAAATCCGGAATAATCCGGAGGTAGTGAAGTTTTTTTACGGTCTTTCCCAACGCATGAAAGAGGCCGGGTTTGCCCATGTGAATCAAATGGCTTCCATTGCTACCGCAGAACAGGAACTTGAATCCATTTACAATGGCACGCATGAGTTGAGCAAGGCTTATATGGACAGTTCTCATCCGGACTGGAAGAGGGCGCAGACGCGCGTGAATGAGCTGACCCGGATGACGATGCAGGGATGATTTTTGTTAACAGTTAATAGTTTTTATTTATATGGCGACGGGCGCGACAGGGTTTCAAGGGTTTATGCGTGACCATGCGAGAGAGTTTTCCTTGTTTGGCAATGGCGTGAGTTTGGCCGGCGGAGCCTTGTCCGCCCTGAACCAGTACCAGGCCGGGAAAGCGCAGAAAGCGGCAGGGCTGGCAACGGCGGATAATATGCGGCGGGAGGCTCAGGGCGCATATGATTCCGCGCTGGCGGATGAATATCTGCAAAGGATGAATCAGAATGCTGACGCGAGTACGGCGCGGGCAGCTCAGGCGGCATCCGGTTTCATGTCCACCGGAACCGGCAATATGAATGAATTAACGCTGATGAAGCAGTATGAGCATGGCATTGCTCAGGCGGCTACTCAGAGGGAGAACCAGCGCAGGAGTGCGCTGTATCAGGCTGATTTGGCAGAGTGGCAGGCGAGGCAGGCCGCGCGGGCCTCCAAGCGCGGGGCTTTGGGGACGATTTTAGGGGCAGTAGCCGGAACGGCTCTTTCTTTAACCGGTTTTGGCATGGCGGCAGTTCCGGCCATGAAAGCCGGGCAGGTGTTGAACAAGTAATGGATGAATAGCTAACTAAAAGAGGGTTATGAAAGTTGGTCTGATGGGAGATAACGGGTTCCGGGCCGGGCATGTGAATGGGAATGCGGCCGCGGCTCCGGCGTTGGCTACAGCCGAAGTGTTTGGACAGGCGGCTAAAATCGGGCGGGCGGTGGATGATTTGGGGCAGGATTTGATGCACAAAGAGAATGTTTTGCGGGATGATGAGAGTTTCCGGATGGGACTTACCAACGCCCGCAGATTGATTTCCGCCGCTGAACAGGATGTTGAGAATGGAGAGGACTGGGAAGAAACGCTTGCCAAGAAGCGGGAATTGGTGGATGAACCGGAGTTTATGACTCCGGATGCGGCTGTACATTACCGCGCCGCCATTGAGGATTTGTTTCAGCGCGGGGGGGAGGCATTGCAGGATAGACAACGGAGGGTGAGCGCAAAGAGGGCCAGAGCCGCTTTTTCTGCGGATTGGGCCGCCGCCGTGGAAAGCGGAGATATGGAACGTGTTCAATCCGTGCTGAATTCCGGGGTGGGCGTGTACGTGGACGGCATGAAGGCATCAAGAATGCTGGCTTCCGCAAAGAAACAGATTGGCACGTTAAAGGCGGCCAAGGATTTTGACGAGAATCCCGACCAGCTGGCGGCGGATTTGATTGACGGGAAATATCAGGGGGTTCTGTCCAATACGGCCATTGCCTCTTATGGCCGATTGTTGCAGGGGCAGTCCGGGGTTCCTACGACTGTCAGCTTGTATGACGTGACCGGCATGCCTCTTGGAGAAGGGGGCCGGAAGCTTTATGACCGGGTTTTGCTGGATGAACCGTTTGAGGATGATGGAGAGGGCGGGGGAATGGCTGAAAGAGACGGAGTTCATGAGCAGGCCGGGAGTGTTGCCAATGGTTTTTCCTCTTCCGGCGGCATCAGGAAAAAGAAGCCGGAGTTCCGTAGCGGCGTGGCTGATCCGGTGGTGGATTTGATGAGGATCAGAGCGGCTGAGGGGCAGTTGCCGACAACGGAAGAGATTGGCGTAGTCAGCATGAATGAGGTGCTGGCGGCAGACGTGAGCGGACTGGTGAAGGATGGCGGCGTGGGGTCTCCGTCGTATATGATGTATCTGGGAGAGTTGAAACGGAGATGGAAAGATCATGGAGTGAGTAATGATTTTCAGGAGGCTATGGAATCTACTCTTGAAAATAGAGTTTTGTCCATGCAGGGGCAGAAGACGGACAGAATCAGTTTTAATGTGGATGACGTTGTGAAAACGATGGAAGGAACAGGGGAGTTTGTTACTGCTGATGCTCTTAAGAATTTGGAGTGGCATCGTGGGGCATTGAGGGAATTTGAGATTGAGAAGGCCGGTTTTGCCGGGACTGGCGATAAAAAGAGAGAGATGGCGCGGCGTGAGAGCGGGTTGGAGCTTAATGTGGAGCGTTGGAAGAAGGAAGCGGAGATTCAGAGTAAAAGGAATTCAATGGAGATGCGGAGGTGGGTATTTGAGTGGCAGGCGGCGCATCCGGGCGAGAAAAGTTCTGTGAGGTTTGTGACCGCCATGAAGGAAAAGATGTATCAACTGACCGGAAGACATGCTTCTACGCTGGATTTTCTGCTCCGGCAAAATGGGGAACATGCGGATTCCGTGAAAGATGATGATACGGATTTCGTGCGGCGCAACGAGGCCAGAAAGGGACTGGATGATTTGAGGAAAAAGGCACTCGCCTTGCCAAAACCGGATGAAAGGCTGAGCGTGAGGACGAAGACGATGAATATTCCCGTAGCGGATGTGCGGGATGCTCATGTGAAAGAGGTGTGGGATGATGAGTGTTTTATTGTTGGGGAAGATCATTTGTCACGTTATCCGCAGTTGAAGGAACAGTATGTGCCGGATGTGAGTTTTGAGCTTGCGGATGGCCGGATTTATCGTCCGCAGAAGGTTGCCGTGGTTCCGGGCCGCGCGTTTGGTTTTTCCCGGAGGGCCGCTATTGCGTTGCGTCTGGTTCCCGGGTGCAAGTTTAAGGCGGCGGTCCGGTTTGATTTTCCGGATGCGGAAAGAGCCGGCAAGGAAGGCCGCAAGAGGCTTTTTGAACATGGTATTCAGGGGATGGAAGAGAAGATTCCCGGACTGCTTGAGAAGGGTAATATTGATTTGACGAATCGTCCGGTTGTGAAGAACAGGGATGGGTCTATTAGCACCGTGCGTTCCATATCTATTGGCATGGATGGAAAGGAATATTTGATTCCTACGGTGTCTGATGACGGTTCCATTCTTTCTGATGATGAGGCTGTAGAGATGTTTAAGAGGACAGGCAGGCATTTAGGCGTGTTCCGGTCTCCACAATCCGCAACGGCTTATGCCAAGAAGCTACATGAAGAACAGGCTCGCGCCTATGTCCGTTAATTTGAATTATTTAATAGATTTATGAATATTGCATTGAATGTGAATGGGCAGAAAGAGTTGAACAGAATGAATGTTCCGGATGAATCCGGGCATGTGGATTTGAGACCTCCGATTGTGAACAGGCCGCAGGCGGGGCCGGAAATGCAACTGAACGTTCTGGATGATGAACAGGCCGGGAATGTGGCGGTTGCCGTGGAAGATGAGGGGCAGAGCTGGGAACCGGGGCAGGTTATTACGAATGACCGGCAGTACCGGTCCGTCATGGCGGATTTTAATTTGATGTCCGTGGACAGTCCGGATTATGACAGAGTGAGGCAGTCTTTAGATGAATACTGGGACAGGAGAGGATTGGGGAACGGCCATGTCGCGGAGGCGGCGGATGTCAGGCGAGGACGGGCTTATCAGCTGATGGCAGAGCTGGAAGACGGCTCGGAGTTGGATCAGGAACAGGTGAATGAGGTGGAACGCACGCTTGGGAAGGGTGTGGTGGATTTTTATAAGGGTCTGAGTCAGGAAGAGAAGGATGAGGTGCTTGTGGATGGTTTTGTTCAGTCTTTCGTAGGTGGCGCACCCGCTTTGAGCCGCGTATATCTGGCTGAACGGCTGGGACTGGACACGGATGAGGCTTCTGTTATGGCGGCGGAGTTGCGCCGTCAGGCCGGAGTTGGCCGCACCAGAAGGGAACAGGTGAAGAAGGACATGGGGGAAGTATGGGGGGAGATGGTGACGGCAACGGGAAGCGGGAAGGAGTTTTCTTTAGATCCCCATGATCATCAGGGCCGTAGTCCGGAGTTTCTGGCGGGCGCGGCCAGTCTGGTGGATAGCCAACGAATGGCGGCGGCTTTTATTAAGGATATGGTGTACGGTGAAGACGGTAGGAGCCCGCGCGTTCAGGGGATGGAGACGGGGATTGACGGGTTAAGGACGTATGGTTATTCCAAATATGAGGATGGCCGCTGGATTGTGGAACTGGCGAATTTGCACCGGAAAAATGAACAGGCGTATGAATTGGCTGTCAGCGCGATTGCCGGGCTGGTGGATTATCAGAAGGAAAATGAATCTGCTTTTTCCCGGATGCTGAATAATTTTTCCGGAATGGCGGTTGAAGGGCTGGTTCATGGCCCTTCCCGCTGGCTTGAATCCGGAGTGATGGATTTTTTACAGAGTGCCGGGCTGGCTCAGCGTGGGGAAGAGAAGTTTGACGATCCTCTTTGGACTCAGCGGGTGAATAAGGTGGCGCAGGATATTCAACAGGTGAGGATGGGGCAGTATAAAGCACGTTCTTCTCATGGGATGGTGAATTTTCTGGAAGAGGCTTCCGGCGTTTTTGGTGGAGCTGTACCGTTTATCATGACAGGCGGGGTGGGACCTTTGCTGGAAGCGGAAGATACGGCGGAAACCGGTTATCTGGCTAAGGGAGTGGATGGTTTGACGGCAAGAAACGCGGCTTACGGCGAAGGCGTGGGAATGTGGGCGGCCAATATCTGGGGGCTTGGGAAAGGCGGGAAGCTGGTTGGGAAGGCTTATGACAAGCTGATGAACTGGGCCGGGCGGAAAACCGGCATGAAGGGGCTTCTGGGCCGTGCTTTGGAGACAGACCGGTTCTGGGGACGCGGGCCGCTTTTTGTTGGTCTGGAAGGGGGAGTGTTGCATGCTCAGACAGTTATTGAGCCTTATGCCCGTTCCGTGGCTTCCAATATGTTTTCCTGGGGGAATGGGAAGAGCTGGGATGAAGCGGATGCGGAGGCCCGTGAGGCAATGACATGGAGGAATTTTCTGGTGGCCCTTCCCATGTCCCTGTTGCTGGGGTATGGGCGGTATGCTAAGAATAGCCCGTTCCGGGCGGCGGCTATTGCTGATGAACGTATCCGGGGCATTAAGGCTGAGTGTGCGGAGTGTCCGGAGGCGATGAAGGGGTTACATTTTACGGACGAAGAAATTAAAATGATTCTCAATACGGAGAATGACAGGGATAAAATAAGGTTGTTTGATTTGACGCTTCACAGGAAGATTGAAGGGAAGGTGGCAGAAACCGTTGGGGAACCCATAGGGGTGTTGATGACTCCGGATGTTTCGCTGGTGAAGTCCCTGATGGAAGAGAGGGTTATTCCCCGTGCGGAGGTGGTGAACGGGAAGCTGCGCGTTTATGATATGGAGACGGCATGGGGAGCCGTGACGTGGGATAAGGATGGAAATCCGGTTCAGGGGGTGAATGGCGGCAAATTGGAAACGGTGATTGGCGGTTTGGAAGGAAGAGAAGGTACGGCCAGAAAGAGGGAAGACGGGAAAGAGTTTGTGGAAATGGATTTGGAGACAGGAAACAGGTTCCTGACGGCGAAGGTACAGGAATGGGCTGTGAATCAGGATTTTACCTTGAGAAATGCGGCATTGAATGATGCGTCCGTAGATTATTTTGCGGAGAGGTGCGGCGTGGATTTCAGGAAAGAGGGTACGGCTATGTCTTACCGGGTTTTAAAAAGGATGGCTGATGATGCCCTGATGCGCATTGCGGAAAGGAGCCGAAAAAAGGAATGGAGCAGGGATGAACAGAATGCCCACGAAGAAGATGTTGTTTTGGCCGTTTTACCGAATAATTTCCGCGACCGTGTGGAGATTGCCTTGAAACGCGGAGAACTGGCGCGCGGAGAGGGTTTTTCCGGAGAGGTGACGGAAGAGGAAATTGCGGTTGTGGCAGAGCGGGAAGGGGTGCATACCCCCGCCTTTAATTATGAGCTGGAAATGGGCAAGAAGGTGATCCGGTATTATGAGGGTGAGGTTACGTTTCTGGATCTGGTGGAAGAAATGGCGGAATTGTATGTGAAGGGGGAAATGAAGGCCGGCAGGGAATTGACGTGGTTTTCCCGGAATCTGCTGGATACTCAGAAGGCTTTCAAGGATCAGGGGGTGAATAATTGGAAATTAGTGGATGAGAGCTTTTTTGCTGATGGGGTGGATGCCGGAAAGAGGGAGAGGGCCGTGATTGAAGGGATGAGCAAGCTGATGCAGGCGGTGTTTACGGGAGAGTACCGGAAGAAGGATTTGCCTGCGCCCGTGAGGCGTTTTTTGGAGGTGATGGAGGCTTTGATCAGGAAGGTCGCGGATATGGTCGGTCTGGCCGGGGCATTCCGGAAGGCGGTGGATTCAGGAGCCGTGAAAGGCGATTTTGCATCTTTCGTGTATGATGCCGTTGGAGCGGATTTCGCACAGAGCCAGAGCGAGCTGACGAAGAAGAAGTTTGAGAGGCAGTTGAAGGAATTGAGGGAGAAGCCGGAGAGGCTTTTGCAGGATTATGGTTTTCATTTGATGTACGCTGAGCGGTACGGTTTGCAGAATTACCGCCAACAGGTGATGAATGATTTGCTTGCGAATGACAAGGAAGCGCGGGAACGGGAGTTTGCTCAGGCCGGAGTAGATTTTTTCCAGTTGATGAAGGGGGCAACTTTGGAGGAAGCAAAAACGGTTTTGTCTTTTGTTAAAGAGGGCAGGAGAGAGACCGCTTCTTTTTCCCTGACAGAGAAGCTGGATGAAATGGGGAAGGATGCCGGGAAACGGAAGGTGATGGATTTTGTGGATATGGTGGTTTCCAGCAATGTTTCAAATAAAACAGAATTAGGGGTTGTAGAATACAGGAATGTCACAGCGCAGGAGATTGCTGATATTAAAGCTGGTCTGGGGATTGATGTGACGGGTATGGTTCATGAATTTACTGCGGGTGGTATTGTTCATGCACTGAAAAAACATAGTCATGATTCCAGCGCACGTAAAGGTCAGTTAGATTTAACGAAGGAGGATATTAAGTTAGCTCTTGATGTGCTGGATAGTTATGACCGGATGGAATTCAAACCGAAAGGACGGAATCAATCTTCTGTCATTTATGTGAAGCAGTATCCGCATGGAGAGATTCATACGGTGGAACAGGTGATTGAAACAACGGGCAGGCGTTACAGTAAAAAGCCCAGACTGACGTTTAAGACAGCCTGGGTTAAATCGACGTCCTCCGGAACCGGACCCGGAATAGAAGGGGTTTATACTCCCCAACGCCGCAGAGGCAGTATGGCAAATAAAGGGGAAAATGTCAATTCTGTCGCGGAAGCACAGGAACGGGGCCTGTTCCGGGACGGGCATTTTGAGGCGGATAACGCTGTGATTACGGAACCGGGGGTGACGTTTTCCATTTCCGCCCTGCATGCTTCCCCGCATTCTTTCCGGAAGTTTTCTACGGATTATATGGGGCAGGGAGAGGGTGCGCAGGCGTATGGCTGGGGGTTGTATTTTGCGGAGTCAGAGAAGGTGAACCGGAGGTATATGAACCAGTTCGGAAAGGGATTGCGTCAATTTTGGAAGGTAAACGGAAAGAATGTTCCTGTTAATGAGTTGTGGAAGGTTGTTCCGGGCGTGAGAAAAGGAGATGTGCCTACGTTTTACAAGGGGCTGAATTTTTTGGAGTCAGCACGGAAGGAAGAAAAGACCTTTCTGGATTTTTATAAGTTTAAGAAGAATCTGTATACTGCCTTAGCAGAGAGGCGTAAGACAGTAGATCAGGAAAAATTTGAACGGGATATTGCCAGATTTACGGAACGGACCCAGAAAAAGAAGCGCAAGGAGAGGGATGAGGAGTTGAAGCGCCTTGTTGAGGGTGAGAGAAGAGAGCTTGAGGATATACAAGAGTATGTGCGTAATGCCGGACTGACGCGTGAGTGGGCAGAGGCCGGGAATACGGTGGAGCCATACGCCGCTCTGCCTTCCAATTACCGCGTGGAGTTGAATGTGGATGATTCTGTTCTTTTGAATTGGGATAAGCCGTTTTCCGAACAGAGCGAGACGGTGAAGGATGCGTTGGCCGGGGAATTGGCGCAACGAATCGGGTGTACGAAGGAGGTTGCGCTTGAGTCTTTGTTGATGGAGGGCCGCCAGTTTACCGGGAAGCAGATTTATGTTGGCCTTTGCGAAGGTTTTGCGAGGGATTGGGGAAAGGGGATGAAGAAGGCTTCTCTTGCCCTGCGGAAGTTTGGCATTAAGGGCATCAGGTATGCAGACGGTTTTTCCCGCCATAAGGCGGAAGATGAGCAGACGTATAATTACGTGATTTTTGACGGGAACGATATTAAGATTACGGCATTTTCGGATGAGTCCACCGGGGGGGCGTGGGCAGATTATGTGGATGGATCTGCAACATTTTCCGTGAGAGAAGATCTTCTTGGAGATATGAAACGCCGGATGGAGAAGACCCGGAGTGATGCCGTGCGTGAGTATTGGAGACATGTGACAGAGCGGGTGGAAAAAGAAGGCCGTGCGCTGGATGCTTTGTTCAGGGGCCGCGAAGCTGATACGAATGATGTCCGGGTGAAGATTGCGGAGGCACGAAGCATTATGAAGGTTGCTGTCTCCACGCTACCGGAAAGGGTGCGCGGTAAACTTGCGGGGCAGGAAAAGCTATTGGATTATTTGATGTCCGCATTGGAGACAGGGCGTTTTTCCGCTACGGATGCCCTGACGGAAAAACAGCTTGCGGCGGCTAACCGGAAGATGGAGTTGCATCCGGAGTTTTTTGATGATCTGGTAGGTAAGACCGTGGAAAGCCTGTTGCCGAAGGTATACCAGCGGTGCGGGGAGGTTATTGATCTGTATGTGCGTGATGAGTTGTTCCGGGAAGTGAGAAGTATGATTTCCGAACATGAAGCGGTGATTGACGAGAAGACGCGGAAGTTTAAGGTAAGCCGTCTGGGGGCCGCTCCTACGGAGTTTTTACGGCGGGTAATTAAACCTGCGGTGTATGCAACGGGGAGGGAGGTTCAGGAGAGGGTGAATGAGCTGAGCGGCAGGATTGCGGCGATTGAAGAGAAATTGAGGACGGATAAGTTCTGGAATGGAGAATTGGGTACTGACGGTTCAGAAGCGGAAGGCGGCCTGTTGATGGAAAAGCAGAGACTTTGCGGGGAACTGAATTGGTGGATTAAATATTCTGCCGCAAGTTCAGCGGATGTGAATAGAATGCTGGATATTCATGAGGCTGTGGGTGCGTTTATCAGCCGTAGCGCGGAGGTGTGGCAGGCTCATTTGCAAGAGAAGGTGGACGGATGGAAGAATGATGGGGCCGCTCTGATGGAAGAGTTGCCGAAGGCTGTGAATCAGAACGGTCTTCATCAGGCCCAGATGGAAGTGAGTGATTTGGGGGTGGATAGTGAGACCGGACGAGCGAAGCGCGGGGTGATGGTGGGATGGCTGGATAATCCGGTCAGATTCCTGCAACGTCTTTGTGACGGGCCGGGGAAACAGTTTTTTTCCCGCTTCAAGAAAGAATTTATTGGAGCAACCGACCGGGCGCAATCCATTCATGCAGAAGAAGTGGATAAGATGAATAGTGTGTTGAAACGCCTGTTGAATACGAAGTCTGACAGGAAGGTCAACGAGTTTTTGAGTATGTGGAGCACCCCGGAAGATTTGGGGTTATCCCTGTCAGAAAAGGGTGTCAGGAAGACCAGATTGACGATTGACCAGACAGCTAAGCTGTTGGAAAGACGTGAAGAGAATCCCTGGTGGGGGGTGGATATGTATTCCCAGAAGGCGATTGATTTGCTGAGGGAAGAGTATGAGGCATGGGGACGCGGCGAGAATCGGGCGCGGAAATGGTTTGAAGTGGAAGAATGGTATGATATGACACCCCAGCCCATGCCGAAGCTGAGCCGGGATCAGGCCCTTTTTGTGCTGATGTGCATGGATCAGCCGAATGTGTTTTATTCCAAGATGGATGATTTTGTTCCTCCGTTGCGGAGACGCGGATGGACGGATGAACATAAGGCTAAGCTTGAAGAGTTTATAGGCCCGGTAGGGATGGCTTTAAAGAGTGTTCTTTTTGAAGAGTACGCCCTTGTGGGAGATAAAATCAGGCCGCTTTACGAAGACCGCTACGGGGTGCCTTTCAGTAAACGCCGAAATTATTCTCCGCTCCGCTGGATGGTTGCGGAGACGCGGGAAGATAGTGAATTGGCTTCCATTCTTGGTGATGACGGCACGATAGCCGTAGGCAGGTCTGACGGTTTTCTTTCCACCCGTATTTTTGACCATAAGAGGTATCTGGATACCACTCAGGGGGCACTTGCCCTGTTCTGGAAACATCATGCAAATGCTGTTAATTGGGTTTGCACTCAGGAGATTGTAGAGAGGTATCAAGGGATTTTGAGTGATTCCAAAGTAGCCCAGAAGCTGATGACTAATATAGGGGGATTGGATTACCGGGGTTTTCAGGCATTGATTAACCGACTGGAACACGGGGGCAGAGATGCCGTAGCCGAATTGGATGCGGCGGAGAGGATGAAGAACGAGGTGATGAATGCCCGCGCTCTTTCCGTGATTCTTGGGCAGGTGACGAGTTATCTTAAACAGACGACGGCGGTATTTAATGCCCTGCATGGATGCGATTTGAGTATTTCAGACTGGGTTCATGGTCTGGCCCGGGTGGCAAGCGGGAAGTCTGTTCTGAGCGTTCAGGAGTTGTTTTCTTCCGATTTGTTTCAGGCAAGGAAGGATGGATTTATGTATTCCGTCCTTTTGGGGTATAAGAAACAACTTGGGGGACGTATCGGTTTATTGGAAGAGGTTACGAACCAGTCAGGGAAGATTTTTGGCTTGTTGGATTCCGGAAGCAATGCGGTGAGTTTTGCCGCAGCTTTTGACCATTATTTCAGGCAGGGCGTAGAGCAGGGCATGACGAAGCCGGAAGCTATGGAGTATGCACGGGATGTTATTGAGGAAGGGTTATCTACGGCTCAGCCTATCAACTGGATTCAAATGCCAAAGATGCTTGAAAAGACGAAGGGGATTTTTTCTGCGGAATGGTTTCTGATGTCAGAGACTCTTCAACGGAGTGCTACGGTGATCCATTATTTAACACGCGGGAATATGAGGCTGGCGGTGCGAAGCTGGCTTATTCAGGGGGTGGCTATGCAGGCTCTTGGGTATTTGATCAATAATGTCATGAGACCGGGGGGGGATGATGACGAGAAGAAGAATCCTTTGAATTATCTGCCGGGAATTGTTCTGGGGCCGCTGAATGGTGTTCCGTTGTTGGGGAATTTGACGGATTCCGCTGTAGATACGGTATGCGGCTGGCTGGGATTGAAGATGCAGAACCAGACGGCAGTAATGGGGTCTCAGGTAGATTTAACTGTTAAGGATTTGATGCGCCTGACTCATATTTTTGAGGCCGATAGCTGGCGTGACGTGAGACAGCAGAGCCGGAGCGTGGCAACGCTGGGGAGTTTGGCCGCCATGTTCGGGGCATGGCGGAATCCACGTGGCGGGGCTATTACTTCCGTCAGTCTGGGAGTGGCAGTTATGGCTAATTATTTGAAGCATTTATCCGGGATGGCTGAAAAGTGGTTTGGGGAGTAAAAATCAATAATGGATAGGGTGGGACATTTTGCGGAGGGTGTATCATTAGCAGGATATTTTTTAATTTTTCCTTCTGTCATGTTTCAGGCATGGCAAATGAATTGACATTAGAAGACATAAAGACGATTCAGTTCAGCCGTAGGTTGCGGGCAGACCTGCAACAGACGGCATCGAAACTGAGAGGGTTGGTGACTGTGCATACAGGCATCAGGGACAAGATGTTTGAGATACCAAGAATAGGTAAACGAGCTTTGTCCACATCCACCGGAGGGAAAGCGGATACGCCGGATAATGATAATACGTTTTCCAAACGGTATATTGTTCCATCGTGGGAAGAGGACGGTTATGTACATGATCGTCAGCTGGATCTGCAAACCCAGTATGGAGATCAGATTATTACACAAACGCAGGAGGCTCAGTTGGCCGCTTGTGAACGCACGATTGATAAGTATATTATTAATGCGTGCCTGTCGGATGCTTTGCAAGCGGGCAAGACCGGGCCGGAAAAGGTGGCTTTGCCTGATTCTCAAAAAATTGCCATGAATGCCGTTTATGGGAAGGCTCCGGCAGAACCGGTAGATACCGGTTTGACGTTTGACAAGATCCGTTTGGCCCGCGCAAAACTGGTTAAAGGAGAAGCCTTGAAACGCGGAGATAAGGCTATTTTCCTTGTTTCTGTCAATCAGTTGATGGAATTGCTTGGCGACGAGAAAGCGACAAATGCCCAGTATGTTGCTGTGAAGTCCCTGATAGAGGGCGACTTGAAAACTCCTTTCATGGGGTTTGAGTGGGTACAGACAGAACAGTTGCCTTACGATAAGGAAATGAAAAAACGTACTTGTGTGGCGTATGTGAGAGAAGCTGTTGATTTCGGGTTCTGGGAAGATTCCCGGACAGAGATTTCCAAACGTGCGGATAAGAAGAATTGTACGCAGATTTATACCACTATCGGTTTGGGCGGCGTGCGATTTGAAGATAAGGGGGTAGTAGCTGTGGAATGCTACGAAGAGCCGGATGAAGCATAATGAATCCGGCCTGAGGATTTTTTCTCAGGCCGGATAATATAAATGGTTAATAATGAATAAGAGAATCAGAAAAAAGAAGTTGAAAATCATGAAAAATTTTACTGATGAAGAGAAAAAGGCGGCTATTGAGGCCGGGAAGCAGGGCGTGAAAGATGCTTATCAGAAGACGGAAGGCAAGGGGTTGAAATGGTGGGAACGGCTGTTGTGGCTGGTTCTTGCCTGTCTGGTTTATGCGGCATCTGCGCTGTTGGGCGGTTGCACCACTTCTGCCGGTATGAGCCTGTCTTCTGAACAGGGGATGCTGGTGGTGTCCCGTGACGGGAAGACGGGTGCTGTGGTGGTGTCCGTTGTGAAGCCTCAGGATGAAAATATTCCTGTTGTTCAATCACTAAAGAAGTAAAAGGTTATGTGCAAACTTTCCGAAGTTCCGGCACGTTTTTTGGATTTTGCCAAGGCTTCCCCCGTGTTTGCCTGCGTTATGATGTCGCTGACGATATGCGGCGGGGCGTGCTGGTACATCGGGGAGGTGGTCAGCCACCACAATGACCGGCTTTGTGATTTGATGACCATGCAGACGCAGGCGCAGGTAGAAACGGCTAAAGCCATTCAGTTGCTGGCTTTAAGAGTGGAAGATATTGAAAGGAAGCTTGAGAAATAAATAATGTTTTAAAGAGAGATAGTTATGGCAAGAAATAAGAAAAATAAGGGGAAAGGATGCGGGAAATGAAGGTTGTTGCATTGAGCATCGGGCATAGCCCGCAGGATGGAGGGTCTGTGATGACGAACCGGAAGCATTCGGAGTATGGGTTCTGGAAGTTGCATATTGGCAAGGTGAAGGATGAGTTGGAGCGGCTGGGTTATGAGGCTGTGGTGTGCAACCGGTCTGAGGCTGGGGGCACGACACCGATTTACGCGGCCCGGAGGTGTAATGCCGTTGGCGCGGATTTGGCCGTGGAGTTCCATTTTAACAGTGCAGATACGGGAATTGGAGGCACGGAGACGCTGTATTGGTACGCCTCCCAGCATGGCAAGAGAGCGGCGGAGTTGATTCAGGCGGCAATGTGTGATGTGCTGAGGCTCCCTGATCGCGGTTTGAAGCCGGTTAAGTATAAGAGTGACAGGGGGTATTATTATTTTAAGGAGACGCGGATACCGGCGTTGATGCTGGAACCTGCGTTTGCGGCCTCACACGTGACGGATTGCGACAGGCTGGAAGAGCGGGTTGACGCGCTTTGCGTGGCGATTGCCCGCGCCATAGATAGGTATTTCCAACAGGTGTAAGATATGGTTGAGCTGAATACGTGGGCTGGGCTGGAACCCGCCGTGATGGATATTAAGACGGTGAGCGGTCTGGCTCAAGTGTTTGAGCTGACGCTTACAGATTCTACGGGGAGTGTGGCAGATTTGGAAGGCGTGACTTTCAGGGGGGCCGTGAATACGGCTCCCCTGCAGGAATTGATGTGTGCCGTCGAAGGTGGGAAGGTATTGTTTGGCTGGTCTGGACTTCCTGCTGGGCGGCATAGTTTCGATTTGTTCTTAGTGACTGGTCATGTGGAAAAAGCGTTGGTTCGGGGGGCATTTGTGGTTTCCGGACGTGTAATGCCTCCATTAGATCAGGAAAGTTATTCTGTTAATCATGCGGCTACGTTGGTTTTGCCAGATACTGCGGATGGCATTATCCTTGTTGAATTGTCAGAAGTTGGGCTGGTAGATTTATTAAGCCGAAAAGCCGGGGCGTTTGCCGAAGAGGCAAGAGGCCATGTTTCTTCTGTTCGGGAACTGAAAGAATTTATTGTACAGAAAGTAGATGGTTTTGGGGATGTTGTAGATACAGCTACCAAGGCTATTACGGAAGCTGGAAAGTCCGCTGTGGCATCGGTGGAATCAGGCCGGAAAGAAGCGGTTCAGGCGGTGAAGGAAGCTAAAGAGACGGCTACTACGGCCATTACGGAGGCCGGAAAGTCCGCTGTGGCATCGGTGGAATCAGGCCGGGAAGAAGCGGTTCAGGCGGTGAAGGAAGCTAAAGAGACGGCTACCACGGCCATTACGGAGGCCGGAAAGTCCGCTGTGGAATCTGTGGAATCTAGCCGTAGGGAGGCGGTGGGTGCGATTACCCCGCTTGTTCAAGAGGTGGAAACCGTTAAAGGGGCTATAGATCAGGCAGAAAACCGTATCAATGCAGTAGGGACTGATGCTGAGAATTCCGCCACCAATGCGGCCAATTCAGCCACGGCGGCGGCTAATGCTCTGGCGGCTATTCCGCAGGTGGATGCCTCCGGCAACATGATGATTCCCGGCAGTTTTTCTGCCACAGGAGGTATTTTTAACGGGAAACTGGTGGTCAACAATCCGAACGGAAGCATGGGCGATGGCTCCTACAATCAGATTTACGGTTTAACCTGGTTTTACGGGCAAGTAGAATTTCGGAAGGGGGGTATTTTACGTGGCGATTTGTGGGTGGAGAGTGGGACTGTTCGCATTGGGGCTAACGCCGCTTTTAATTGTTCCGGTTCCGGGACTTTTGCAGGGACCGTCAACGCCAACGGCGGCATCAACATCCCGCTGGCCGTGGGGGCAGCGACGGATACGTCAGCGGTCAACCGCCTGTACGCTGCGGGCATGGCCGGCGTGACGGGCATCCTGACCTCTAATGCTTTCCTCAATACGGATGCCATTACCGCGTCAGGATCTTCAACGGTTACTAAAACAGTCCCCTACCATTTGGCTGGCATTAAGATCCCCAAGGGTACTCATTCGACCATTCAGGCGAAATTTGAGGTGAGCAATCCTCAATGGAATTATTCCAGTTTCGCCGGGTTCTCTTTCCTTTGGCGCGCTACCAATGCCGCAAAGTTGTCTTTTGGTATCGGCCGCGGCACGAAGACGATTCGTCCCGACCTTTCCATAGATTCTTACAGTATTATCCCGGCAAACGGTTTGGCTTATAATCACGGCGAAATTCTGGATATTACTTTTGATAATGTCAGGGACACACAACGCAACGGTTATACGGTGCGGGTGCGTGAGATTTTTGCGCTTAATAATACGGATAGCTGGCAGGTTAAGACTACAACCAGCTTTATTCCGGCCAGTCAGAATGAGCCTGTTCCGTGGACAGTCTGCAAGGTTGTCTACCAGCAGAAATCTGTCGCCAGTATTGCCAGGTATGAAGATACGGGCGCGCTCTGGCTCATGCTCACCGGAGGTCAGGGGTATAATCTGTATCAGATTGCCACATGCCGGGGCGTCTCCAATTTTGAGACCGGCGTCGGCATTTCCAGTTGGGTGACTGATGTTGTGAATAATGCGGGTGGCGACGTTTCTGTTTATGCGGGAATCGGAGAGTACACTTATTACCAGCCGGGAGGAATGAACCCGGTTTTCTATAGTTTGGAAGCTGTGGGTGTTAACGCCATTGAATCCGAAGAAACGGCGGGTTTCGAAGATATTAACGTGCCTTTAGAATCATGAATAATTCCGAGATACAAATACAGTTTCCAAAACCCGGTCAATGGGATGAATTCATTTTGATGCCCATTTATCAGGATTCGGGAGGTTATAGACCTCCGGCCCGCTACACTCCTGCCGATATACCAGCCGACCAGACTCCGGCCATGCAGGCGGTAGTTGCCGCGCTGGTGGGATTGGGTGAGGATTGGCAGGCCGTTCAGGTGTGGGCGCGACTGAAAGAGTTTTTCGCTCCGGAGGTGGATGACCCGATGCGGACGTTGGAAACCGTGGAGCTGACCGTTGAGGCCGTCAATTCTCAAGGGGGCCGCAGGATTTTCATGGTTGATGACTATCCCGAATTTTCGGTTGCTTCACCTGCCGCTGTGGCGTTTTTCAAGTTTTTCACCTCCAAATAATAAATAATGAATATCAGTATTTTAGATATACGCGAAGAAGCGTATGAAGCCTTAGGGGTGACAGAATTGCCGGGTTGCGAGCATCCTCATTATGAACAGTCATTAAAGATCATCAAGGGGGTATTGTTGAGATGTCTGGAAGGTCATTCGTGGTATTTTGCACGAAAGCGTGTGACATTATCCGGGAATGATGGAGTGTTTGCTCTTCCTGATGATTTTCTTTTGCTGTTATGGTGTTCGGCAAAGAGCTATGAACTGCTTGGCCGTGAATTAAGGTGTTTTGCAGGAAATTGTTTAGAGGTGTTGTATATCTCCCGGAGTTGCGTGGACGCTTTGGAGAACAACGGTGTGGCAGATCTGCCGGCGTATTTCATAGAATGCGTTGTGTGTAAAACGTCAGAACGTTTGGCCGTGATTGTGTCAGGCAGTATGGACAAGAAGCTGTCTTTGCATAAGTTATACGATGTTGTTTTAGATGAGGCAAAATTGGTTGATGTCAGGCAGTATGCGAGTAATGGGCGGGTTGTGGCTCCGCTGGATGCCATGATGGGCGTGGATGGTGATTTTTTCCCCCCTACTTATTGATTTATGAAGTTTAGCAGGTTTGGTTTTGGTTCCGGGTTGATGTCCCGTGATTTGGCTGGCAGGATTGATGTGGACGGTGTTTCACGCGCATGCGTGGAAATGAAGAATTTTGAGTTGTTGCAATCCGGTGCCGTCCGCAGGCGTTTCGGTAGCCTCTGGTTGGCGGATTTATCCGGACGGCCTGTTGCCATGCAGGCGTTCCGCTGGTCGGACGGGATGTTGGCCGTGGTCGTGGTGCTGGACGCGGAGTTGATTATTTTTTCTGAGGATGGTGTCAAATTGTTCCGGTGCGCTTATGATTCTAATGGCGGCATTGTCCGGATGCGGCAAATTAATGATCTGGTTATCATTACCAATTCCAACAGATTGCCCGTGAAGTTGACGAACCGGGGCGGCGTGTATGATGTGGCAGAAATTACGTGGGATCATTATCCATTGGAAGGGAGTTTTAATCAGTCTTTCCCTTTGTCGTTTTCCGGAGTGAATTTCAGGGTAGCGGATGCCTGGGATTTTTGCGAACGCGGAGAGACCGAAGGGAATACATTGGAACCGGGGGAGGAAGTGGTGGAAGTAGACAGGAAGACTTATAGTTTTGGTTTTTCACAATATGTAAAACAACATGGGTATAAACTGAATAACGAGTATATTATTATTGTACAGTATCATTCAGGGAAAGGGGTTTATTATTGGGAAAAGGCCAGTTTGACTACGGGCAAGTCGGAAGCTTATTATAATTATTTCCCTTCTGTGACGGTTGCGGGAGGCATGACTTATCGTTTGAATTTTCCGGGTAAATGGACAGGTACAGTTATTATAGAGGTTTCTACTGATAACGGATCTTCTTGGAAAGAACGTACCCGATTTGACGGGAAACTGACGGAATTAGAAGAAACTGTAGAACGAGATACATTGTTGCGGTTTAAATTTTATGAATATTCCAGTAATTCCAACTGGGCGGAACAGCCTGTGATAGAGGTTTTCCGCAGGATGAGCGTAACACCTTCCGAAGATGGGGATGTGATTCGCGCAGAATATGACGGAAAGATGTTTTGTGTAGGCGACGTGCTGGCAATACGGCATAAAATCAGCGAACGGAAGAGGTATTTCGATGTGAGCCAACACATGAATGGATTGTCGGCGGCAAACCTCAAGACAACGAGTTATGCCGTAGGTAAAAAGTTGTATTCCGATATTTCCGGCATCCGTAAGTATTGGACTTGCGTGAAGGCATGGACTGCTGATTCAACGTTAGCAAGCGGTTCCGATCTGGATGCGTGGCCGTCTTATTTTGAACCTGGGATAGAGTTTTTCCGTTCGGTGGTGAGCGGGGAATTTGAGTTTGGGTCTGTCAATAAATCCGATTATAATTTGTGGGCGGTTCAGACTTCTTCCGATGGTCTGAGGTGGGAGAACATGATTACCAATGTTGATTCCTATACGCCTAATACGGAGGTCATTTTAACGGGCAATAATGATGGCGTTCCTTTGTTGATGAGGTGCGTTATTTTAGAGCATGACGTTAATCTTGCCGTTAGTAATATGGGCAAGAAATATTTTAAGCGTAAGAGGTTTGATTTAATCAATTATGCGGAGATTGTTTCCTTAAAGGATGATGGGACAGGACAAGTGACTTTGTTAAATGATCCCGACATGTTTGACGTGCGCCATTGCTGGGAGTGGGATTTTTTTGCATTCCGGAAACAAAACGGTTTCCCTGTAACATGTGTGCTACACGCCGGCCGGCTGGTGTTCGGCGGTACGTCCGGACAACCTCTGACGCTGTGGTTTAGTGCCGTGGACGATTATTTCAATTTCCGTACTGGCGATAATACGGCGGATGCCATGTTATTAACGCTTGTGAGCAGTCAACAAAGCGAACTTGTGTGGGCGGCGAGTTCCGGGACGGCTTTGCTGTGTGGGACAACCTGCGGGGAAGTGGCCGTCAGGTCTATTAAAGCTGACGTACTGAGCAGTTCCTCTGCCGTAGCAGAACAGCACAGTAATTGCGGGAGTTTTTCAACTAGTGACGTGTTGATGACTACGGATGCAATTATGTTTGTAGACCGTTCCGGAAAGAGGCTGAGGCGCATTAGTTATTCGATGGACAATGAGTTTTATTTCGCACGCGATATGACCGTATTTTCCTACGGCGTGTTGAGCGGAGGAATTAACGGGATGGTATGGCAACGTGCGCCGGAACCGGTGGCGTGGGTTGTTCCGGAATCCGGGGAGTATGCAGGTAAATTGATGGGGATGCTGTATAATCCGGATCAGGAACTTGCCTCTTGGTTTTGCTGGGATTTTGGGGGGGATGTTGTTGGCTTGGCCTGTACGGCGACAGGTAGGGCGGTGGATGAATTATTCCTTGCGGTGCAGAGGGATGGGGAAGTTATGCTCGAAAAGATGGACTGGGAAGCCCGCGATTATGATTGCGTGGGAAAACGGAGTGTACCGTTTACTGCCGTATTGAGGACGACCCAAATGGATTTGCCGGAGTTTAGCGGAATGAAAGCTGTTACTCCGAAAGTGAGCGTGCTGATGGATGAGGTGGATTTGACTGGTGCCAAGTGCGGATGTGGTTCCGGGAGTATGCAACTGTTTCCTGTGAGTGAGGGGAACGGCTGGGTGAATGTAGTGGCTCCCACGGATGGGCAATATAAACGTGCCTTGGAACTGAGCATTGCACGGGGGCATGGCCTGATTCTGGCCGGGGCTATCAGCAACGATTAGAATGAGGGCAATTTGTTGAAGGCTTCTTCCGATTCCCGCAGGGAGAAAGCGGCATATCCTTCATGGATCTTCGCAGAATCGTGACCTACTATTTTCTGTACAATCAGGGGCGGCACTCCCGCTTCGTGAAGCAGAGTGGTAGCCGTGTAACGCAGGCTATGAAAGGAGAGGGCGTTTTTGTGCCGGGTTTTGTCCTGAGATGTTCCATATTGTTTCTGATATCGTTTCCCGGCAAGAGAAGGATCTCGTTCAACGAGGCCGCAGGTGAAGAGGATTTTCCCGAATTCATTGGACAGGGTGGATGATTTTCCCGTGCGCTGGTATTTTTGAGCCGAGGAGGGGTGTATGTATTCGTTGATGCGGTGGGGATATCTTTCTTCCAGCAAGGCACGTAAACGGTTCCACAAAGGGATGACGAGGGATTTGCCGCGTTTTTGGGTCCGAAAGTGGAGAATGCCTTTCTCAAAATCCACGGCATCCCATTGGAGGCAGGCAATATCTCCCAGACGCTGGCCGCCTGTATATAGGGAGGTGAGTATCATACTGCGCCATTCCTCATTGCTGTTGGTCAGGATAAGTTGAAGCTCTTCCACGGTAAACGGGCGGCGGGAAACTTCTACGGAAACGGCGCGGGAGAGGGATGAAAGATGCGTCACCGCTTCGCAGGGGTCGGTGTCCAGCAGGTTCAGTTTTTTTGCGGTGCTGAAAAAATGGCGGATGGCACTAAAATGTTTTTTGCGGGTGGATGGCCGGAAACGCTTGTCCAGCCAGTTTTGAAATTCATCCATCATGAGAGAGGTGACGGAATCCAGCGGGAGAGCGTCTTTTTCTTCTATCCATTCAAAAAAGAGACGCGTTGCGTCGCTGTAGTTCCTATAGGTGGCTTCTTTTTTGGTTTTGGACATGAGCGTGAGCCTCTCTTCAATCCATTCCCGCACGGACGGAAGCCTGAGTGATTCATTGCTCAGGTCAGCGAGTACGCGCCGGATATGGGTAGCCTTGAGTTTCTGGTTAGCGGTACGTTCGTAGGTGTTGGCGATTTCCTGAGCAGTTTCCCGGAGTTCTTTGACCGTTTGTTCAGATCCGGGAGGCGGTTCAATGGGAACCTTTGTGGAGCGGGAAACAGTTTTCCACGCTCCGGAAGGGAGTTTGCGGGCAAATTGAGCAATCCAGAACCGGGATGTTGGAAGATGTCTGATGATGGCCACGGATTACTTACACAATTTTTTACACAAAACGTCAACGCATTTTAGCGTTCCCCTAGTAAACGGACGGAATTTGCAGACAGGTAAAGATGATGTAATCCTTTTGATATTCAATAGATAGAATAAAAAAAGACTGCCTCGCCGGAGGCAGTCTTTTTGTTGAAGGTGGTACGCGGTATAGGATTTGAACCTACGACCTCCACCATGTCAAGGTGTTGCTC